AACAATTGGAATACCATAAATGGCACCTACTGCACCTGTGAGATACGTGGCATTTGGTCCGAACTTATCGACAGTGCGGAAGTCAGAGAAGCTAACTAGCTCGTTGTAGCCTTCAACAGAAGTTACATAAACTAGATGATCTCCAAGCTGTAGACCATACTTACCCATCTTCGCACGGGCAGAAGCAATGTCTGAAGCATCAGCTTTGTCGTTTCCACCGCCTGTATCGGTGGTTAGACCAGCGATATCGTCGGCTAGGGTTACAAGACCCTTGAAGACTGCAGCATAACCAGCACCTGCTGTGATAGCATTGGTTGGGGAAGCTGTGAATCCTGATAGGGCTCCGTTACCACGTAGAATAGCCTTGTCGATGGCGCGGGCCATACGACGAGTAGCTGAACGACGTAGGAAGTCCATTAGTGGTAGAACTGTATCCTCTTCCTCATCCTTGGCTAGGTGTGTAGTAGCCATGAACTTGTGAGGTGTGAAGGTTACAGCGCCGATTGTGTTCTGGTTTGAAGTTGGAACGTTTGTGCCATCGGCAATGCCTGTAGCGAAAGTTCCGCTTGCAAACTGTGCAACGTCACCATCGGTGTCTTCTGTTGCGACTGGTACACGGAAGTTACGTGCATCAACCTGGATTCTATCGAACATTGGTGCAACAACTAGCTGCTGCTCCATCTCTTCGTATACGTTTGTTGAGAAGTTAGAAAGGAACTGGTCAACAGTTGTGACTGCCTTAATTCTCTCACCCATCTTTGTGTCGAATGGGTCGCGACGGTTTAGTGCCTTAGATAGCATTAGAGCGTTTGTCATCTCCTTAGCGCTAAACTGTGGCTCAGAAGCGCGGCGTGCGTTCTCCTGATAAACCATCTTGGACTGAGTAAGGGCAGAAACCTGCTCTTTATACTTCTTGACCTCAGCCTGTAGCTCTTCGAGCTTTTCGGACTCAACAGGGGTATAATCCTTCTTGTCCTTTGCGTCGCCCTCTGCAATAATTGCCTCACCAGTCTTTTCGATTAGTTCGGCAACGCGTGGCTCTTTAACCTTAACGGTTTCAACTGCTTTTTCCTCAACTGTGGTATCGGAAGAAGCATCGGTTTTAATTACCATTGGTTCACCAACATCTTGTGTCGCCATTGTGTCATTCTCCTTTGAATTAATTGTATTTTTGTGACCGTGAAGCTTAAGGGCTAAATCAACATTGTTGTCCTCAACTTCACCTGATGTAATCGCCTTCAGTTCACGAATTTGATTAATCATATGTTTTGCAACTTGGTAGTTTGTATCGGTCCATTCTGAGAATGGAGCAATCTTTAAGTTAGTTGTTTTGTTTAGTTTTTCCTGTTGTTCCTCAGTGAGGCTTCCTGATTTAAGCTCAAATAAGTCTTGCTCGCTTACGTTAACAAGATCATTGAAATCAGATTTTACAACCTCTCTATCAGCATCTGTTAAAGGATCTGAAGAAATCTCTGTAAGAACAATGTCGTACTTTGTTTCTAAGTCCCAAGAATTAACAACAGATAGATTTTTTGCATCTACGTTAATGTTATTATCTCTTGATTCTCCGTTTAAGTCAACTTCTAAAAGTTGAAAAAATGGGCTTTGGGCAGTTGCTAGTTTTGAGACTTTCCATCTCTTACTAGCATACTTTACAAAATCGCCATTCTGAATTCTTGATGTTTCTGCACTAAGAAGATTCACAAAAGGAATGGGCGCATAAGGATCAACTGAGATATCCTCATCCTCTTCCTCTTTCTCCGCATGATCAGACTCAATTACTTCAGAAGTTTTTTCTTCTACAGCTTCGACTTCGGCTGTTTTTGTTTCCTCAACAACCTCTTCCTCTACTGCCTTAACTTCTTCAACAACTGGGTTCTCAGAAACATCAGATGTATCTAGGGTTTCATCTTCCATTACATCTTCTCCTTTTCTGGTTTCTGACTCGGCTAAAAGATTCATAGACCCATTCCCTACCATGACTTCTGACGGGGACATTGGCCTTTCCTCTACTGTATCCTGTGTATCATTTAGCTCACTTGGCTTTACTAAGAAAACCAGTTCATGTGAGTGAGGCACAGGAGTAGCTGCCTCTAGTAATTTATAATTTCGAACCTCATGAAAGTGTGCCTTACCGTGAGAGCAATAAGTGGTAACACCGTTACCTACCTCATCAATCTCAACAGTATGGTAATGTTGTCCTGCATAAGCAGTAACACCTACACTAACATCGTGGTTGCTTTTTTGTTCTTTAGCCATTAGGCTCTTTTTAAAGTCTTCGTATTCGTTATCAGAATTAAAATTCTTTCTGATACTAAACAAGCTCTCTTGGTTACAAGGAACACTGACTACACTAATTTCGAGTAGTTCTACGTCCGTAATTAGCATTGTATCATCATTAGAGTTATATTTACCATCTTTAACTCTAAATCCTACACTAAAGCTTTTTAGTGCTCCGTCGCTGATAAGGGTTTGAACCCCATGTAGCTTTTCGGCTGCTTCACTAACAGCAGCTTCTACATAAATACCTTTTTTATCAACAGTAACCTTATCTACACGACCAATAGGCTTACCATGATCATGTTGATAAAGAAGAACTGGATTTTTTCTATAGTTTTCTACCCCCTTGGCCCAAGCAGTGGCAGAAATAATATCACCTGAACGATCTTTATCGACAGTATTTGCATATCCTGCAATCTTAAGAGATTTTTTATCTCTCTTGACACCTTTTGTTTCAAGGGAACTATTTAAATAAAATGTTTTATTCATTGTGAGGTTTCCTCTGTGCTAGCGTTCCCACTAGTATCTTCTTGAGAATTAGGTCTTCCTCCTTGAGTAGCATCTGTAGCGCTACCTGTAATATTTTGAGGAATTCTGATATTATCAGAGTCTCCATCTTGAAGTGTGGGGAACCTAAGTCCTTCGCGAGCTTCGTTTGGAGTAATTATACCTGTGTTAACTAATGTTGAATAGTACACAGCTTGTGTTCTATTATCAGGTTGTAATGCTAGTATAGCAGTTTTATCTGGCCTTATGCTAACATTATTATTGAAGAAATGAGCAAAAGCACTACAAAATTGCTCCAGAATAGGAAGAACCGTATGGTCATAGAATAAAACCTGGTTTGCAGAAATGTTAGCATTGTTTCCAGATTTTAATAGGACATAAGGAACACCTAAAGCTTTTGCCATATCTTGTTGAATACGTTCAATGGAATTTTCAAAATCTAATTCATTAAAGTTAACTTGAGAAAATTTATCAATCTTTAGTCCACCATCTAAGATTGCGGGAGAACGAGCACCATTGAATAAACTTGTATAACTTTGTCTCCAAGCTTCTAAAATTCTATATTTAATCTTTTGGCTAAGAACATTATCAGTAGTTAATACGAAACCTGGAACAGCGTTATTTTTAAAGAACTGCCTTTGGAAATTAATCATATAGTAATATAACTCAAATAATCTTTCTAGAGGACGTAGTCTACTATACCCTCTGAAAATGCTATCCTCATTTTCACTCTTAATGTGGATAATTTCGTCAGGGAGGAATTGAATTGCTTCAGCTTTTCTTGCCTTACCATACCCAAATAAATCAGACTCACTCTGATTTCTTAATAAGAAATTGTAGTGAGAAACAAAAGCTCTTTCGTCGGGAACAATTTCCATATCATTAGCCGGAATTACATATAAAGCGCCGCCTTCTGTTTCTTTATCATAATAAAAGAAAGCGTTGCCGTCTAAGAAAAAATCTAGAAAGGCTCTTCTAAATAATCTAACTCTATCTTCAAAAGGATTAGGCTTAGAATTTAGAAGTTTATTTACTCTTTTGGAAGGTGAGCCTCCTTCAATACGTAAAGGAACCTCGATTAGTGCATTAATAATAATGTCCACAGATCTATGAACAACCTCGATTTCTCTATAGGCTTGTTCGAAATCAACAATATTTTCTGGGCTTGAAAAAGGTTCCTGTGCAGCGATAGAAGGCTGTACAGGGTTAAGTTTTTCAGAAACCCACTGTCTCCAGGCTGGAACCTCGCTTGCCATTTTCTAATATTTCTCCTTTTGTATCTGGACCCAGTTTTTTACTTTTGGAACTAATGAGTTAGAATATCTTTGTCCGAATATGTTATGTAATCTTTGATGGTGTGTCTTACATAAAGTTAAAGCATTTTCGTTTGAAAGTTCCCATAAGTAGTCTTCTTCAAACTTTTCTCTATACTTAACTATCTCATCTACAGAAGTTATTTCTTCTATGTTATTAGACTCGCACCAAGCATTAAATAAGTCAGATACGCTATATAAATGATGAAATTCAAGACTTTTTGTACTATTACAAATGTAACAAAAATCTTGTTTTTCATAGTTTTTCTTCAAATAATCTCTAATATATTTTACCGGAAACCTTTTTAGCATACCAGACAAATTTTGAATATTTTATAAAACATAAGTATTTTTAAAATCTTCTACTACTTTCCATCTTAATTCTTCATGATTTTTGTGTGTATTTAGTCCCACATCTTTTTCTGGTAATAATGTTACCTCAGTTGAGATGGTTTTGTGTTTAGTTTTATAAAAATGAGACATAGATAAAGATACTAGTATATCATCTCCTCTTTTTATAATTCCCCAGGGTTTTACATAATCATCAAAAATAACTCTTAAGCTATCATTGTTTACTGCAACACAAGAACCTACAGCTATATCCACATCTTTATCTACACACCACACATCTTTTAACTCTTCGTAAGATTTTGCGTCTTCTAAATTGTTTTTTCCATAAATACTTATTAAAGAAGTAGGGTATTTTCCAACTGTTTTTCTCAATTTTAGTAAACAATGTTTGGTTGGTAAAATATCATCATCTAAAATGATAGAATATTTAAATTTAGATTTATTTGCCCAATACCAACGGTCAATACACCATTTATTTTCTTCATTATTGTGAAATAACACTTTTGATACTTCAAGTTTCGTGCTATTTCCATTATTTACCACTAATATCGGCATAAACCCTTGAAAAGCATATGCTATTCTTAAAACATTGTCTAATCTTTTATAATTTAAAATAATAAGCTGAGTATCTTGTAAAATCATGCTGCTGCAAATATACCAACTGATCGTTTTTGGTGTGTATAAATAGCGTATCTAACAGCATCACTAGCATGAGAAGCCCAATCATGAACAGGTTTTGGATTTTCTGTCTTTGGATTCCATTTGTAACTGCTTAAAGATGAATAGGTATGTCCACATTTATTCACATCTACAAGCAACTTATTATTTTCAATTAAAACTTGTACAGCAGCTATGCCGTCATTGACACTTTTAATTGCGTTTTCACAGTAAATATCATAATCATAGGCTAAATCGGCTTTTAATTGTTGTGCAGCACTATCAATGTAGATAGTATCAATTCCCCACTCATCAATTTTTTCTTGTATTTCTTCTGCTAAAGTACTTGTTGTAGTTTCGTTTGAAACATATTCGTCTACAAGAAAAAATTCGTCACCATCCGTTGCTATAACAATAAAAACATTTTCATCTCTGTATCCAACATCGAGTCCCGCAATAAAATCAAAACGACGATCTCTAGCCTGTACATGACTTAAATCAATTAAATGTTTTTCTTCATTTAGTTCATATACTTGAAGTTCAGTTGTTGTCCAATCACACTCGTACTCTTGTGCAAAAAGTTTTCTTGTTGATGATCGACGAGCTTCATCAATATCTTTTTCTTTTAAAAAAGGATTAGCTCTCCAAGTATATAATCCACTTCCCCAATCAGGATATTCAGTATCTTCCCCTCTTAAAAAGTAATTATATAAATAATTACCTTTTCCTCTAGGAGTTGAGATAAATAAAGCTCTAGAATCTTCATAAGTAGATAAGGCAGGTCTTAAGTCTCTTGTAAAGTATTCATCATCGTCAATAATAGCCGCCTCGTCCACAATTAATAAGTTTGCTGCTCTACCAACTAAACTATCCCTGTTATTAGCACTCAATAGTCTAAAAGTTGAACCATTAATTAGTCTAACTACTTTATCTTTTTGGTTAAATCGTTCAACCTCTATTTGTAAATTTTTAATAATATCAGTTGTATAATCCCAAATAATTGAAGAAAGAGAAAAGTTAGGAGCAACAATCATAACTTGTTGGTTTGGTTCTAGTAATTTAGCAAAAGCTAAAATTGATGCAGATAAGCTTTTTCCTGTTCTTCGGGCAGATATATGTACCCAAAAGCGGCTTTCTTCAAGACCACTAACCATTCCCCATTGAGACTCATTAAATTTAATTCCGCGATGTTCACCTACTACAATTTTATCTAGTAAGCGTTCTACTGGTACTTTAAAAAATTGTTCTGACATTATCCCCTACCATTTAATATTTGAAAAAGCTGCTAAAGCTGCTATTAATCCTCCTATAACTGCTCCTACAAAAAATAAAGTTCTTAAACTGGTTCTACCTTCTGTTGCAAGTTTTTTTAGTGCAGCTACATCTAAATGTAATGCTTGAAGATTTTCCATAATTCTATTGTATCTTTCCTGACAAACAGCCTCATGAGTGCTCAAAGAAGATTTAGTTTCTTGAGTTCTTTCATGTAATAAATCAATTTCTTTGTTTATATCATCAGACATAGTAATTCACCCTTAAATTTTGATAATAAACTTTACAGCTACCGCTGGGTGAGTAACTGTTAATCCTGGAACTGTTAAAGCTGGAATAGATAATCCTGGAACGGATAGTCCTGGGATAGATAATCCTGGAACGGATAGTCCTGGGATACTATGAGTGTGAGATGCGTGATCACTTACAGCGGTAACAGCACTAGAAGTCGAAGAGTCTTTCGCTGAAGTAGCAAAGGTTGCAGTAGTTAACGTGTGAGTAGTAGGACCGCCTGAACCTGTAGTTCCTGTTCCTGTAGTACTTGCTCCTGTAGTTCCTGTTCCTGTAGTACTTGCTCCTGTTGTACCTGTTCCTGTATTTCCTGTCCCAGAAGTATTTTGACCGCTTCCATTTATTTCTCCGGCTGTCGTAGAACCAAGAGTAAAGGTTGAAGCACCGTATGGAGCGCGATCTTGAAAATTAGGAAGGGTGAAGGTCGTAGACCCGTCGCCAACTCCATAAGTTGTACCAATAGTAGCAAAAAGTTCTGAGTATGTGGTACGGCTAACTGATGATCCTTCGCAAAGTAGCCAGCCGGAAGGCGCAGCTGCTGCACCGTGCATACAGATCATTCCTGATGGAAGTACTTTAATACCTCCAGCAGTTGATCCATCATGCATTCTAATAGATGCATAATCTGAAGTATCTGTAGAGATTTCGCCAGCAGCACCAGTAAATGAATTGTTTTGAGCAGCCGTTCCTCTCCTAAATTGTAATTGTGTAGGCATTTATTTTTCTCCTTATGTTAATACACCCATATCTACAGTACCTAATTGATTAGAGGGCTCCGTACTTAAGTCTAAGTCTATTACGGCATTATCAATAGCTATTCCAAAAGCGTCACGTGTATCATCCAGAGCACTAGACATTACACCAAGGTCTGTATTTACGGCCAAAGCTGTAGCAGGGTTTGTTTCGGTGCTAACAGTTGTAAACGTTAAAGCTCCTGATCCGTCAGTTGCTAAAACCTGCCCATCGCCACCGTCTGCATCAGGAAGTGTCCAGGTGATATTTGATGAGATTGTTGAGGGGGCTTGAAAAGCTACCCAGTTACTGCTATCAGAATCTGCAAACCGTAAGTCATTTTGTGCGTTTAATGTTAACGCACTTGTCATTGTTAGTCCACCACTAAATGTTAATGCTCCTGACGCTGAATCTGTTGCGTCTGAACGTAAAAAGGACGCACTAGTAACTCCATCGAGGGTATCTGCGTCCAATCCTGAACCAGCACCGTCATTATCGGATGTCCATACAGTACCTGTTAATCCATCTAATAGATTAAGTTCAGTAGCTGTTGATGTAATGCTTGTGCCTCCAATTTTTAGGGTAGTTGCATCTATAGTAGAAGAAACAACTTCCCCTCCGACATTTACGTTACCTGTAGAAGTTCCATTGCCAACGGTAACAGTAGCGTTAGCTTGAACTTCAAACTTATTTGTGGCGTCAATTCCAAGTCCACCTAGAAATTTATCAACTCTGGTTACCATTTATTTCTTCCTTTTTTTAGTAGCTGCCTTGACATAAGTTCCTTTTTTTGTCATTGATTTTGTAGGGCTAATTCTAACAAAACCACCACGAACTGGTTGTAGCTTTTTATGTGCAGGACCGATACGAGGCATTACTTATATTTCCTAATTACCATGTTTCTGAAAGGTGTTTTAGCAGCACAATGCTCTTCCTCACTCATTCCTGTTGGACGACGACCTACAGCTTTAGTAACCATTCGTCCAAGCGGCGTATAAAATGCACACCAAGGTTGAGTCTTTTTACTACGGGTATCTCTACCCATAGTTTCCCACCTAGCTGGTCCGTAAGCTGATTTAGGAATTCTTTTCATTCGTGCCATAATTTTTCACCTTTTAAAATATGTTATTTATACTTTACTTTATAGAGTAGTAGAAGTCAAATTAAAATTTACGAAATTGTTCGAAACTCTAATACTAACCCTGAAGGTAAAGAAGCATCTTTAAATTGAACGTTCGCTCCAGAAGCGCCTAAAACATATTCAGAAGGTCTTTGTGTTATTCCATTGAGACTTACAAAAACGTTATTAACATTTGTTACAGTAACTCCAATTGCATACGAGTTGTATGTTCCAGTTGTATGTTCTGTTCCAGTTATTGTTGAGAAGGCACTTGCAATTTTAGCATCTAACTGTGTTTGAATGGCACTAGTAACACCATCTGTATAGTTAAGTTCAGCGGTAGTGGCAGTTACACCATCTAGTAAATTAAGTTCTGTAGTGGTGGCAGTAACGCCGTCTAATATATTAAGTTCAGTAGTGGTGGCAGTAACACCATCAAGTATGTTAAGTTCAGCAGTCGTAGCAGTAATACCGTCTAATACATTTAGTTCTGCAACAGTAGAAGTTAATGCGGTTGTGCCGTCATTTAATGTAGCATAAGTTAAAGTACCTGTAAATGTTGGACTTGCAATAGGAGACTTGGCATCTAACTGTGTTTGGATACCAGAAGTTACGCCATCTAAGTATCCTAACTCTGTCGAAGTTACTGCGGAAACTGCGATTTTACCAGAACCATCAGAGGCTAAAGCTCTTGAGTCGGTTAAGTCACTAGTAGTAACAGAAGATATAGCACCAGCAATATTATTAGTTCTACGAGTTTCTAAGGCTGTAATGTTAGTTGCATTTGTAACAGTATTAGAAGAAACAGTACCAATTTGATTAAGAACTGTAGTACTAAAATTAGCATCATCTCCAAGGGCTGCTGCTAATTCATTTAGAGTATTTAAAGCTTCTGGAGATTCGTCTACAAGATTTGCTACTGCTGTTCCAACAAAAGCAGTAGTAGCAAGTTGAGTAGTACTAGTACCTGCAGCAGCAGTAGGAGCCGCTGGAACACCTGTAAAAGTTGGAGAAGCAAGGGGTGCTTTAAGCCCTAGTTGTGTATTTGCGTATGTTCCGTAAGCATCAGATCGTGCAGTAATTGTTGCTACATTGTCCTGTACAACATCTACATTAGCATTTAAACGTGTATAAGTTACAAAGTCGTTAGACGCAGAATCTGTGGTCGCAATTTTAGCATTTAATTGATTTTGAATTGCTGAAGTAACCCCATCAAGATATCCAAGTTCTGTAGAAGTTATATCTGATACAGCAACTTTTCCTGAACCATCTGAAGTTAAAGCTCTTGAGGCAGTTAAGTTTTCAGTAGTAATAGTAGAAACAGCGCCTGCAATATTATTAGTCCTACGAGTTTCTAAAGCTGTAATATCAGTAGCATTAGTAGCTACGTTATCAGATACAACATTTATGTTAGCATTTAAACGTGTATAAGTTACAAAGTCGTTAGCAGCGCTATCAGGTAAAGCAGCTACATTATCTTGTACAACGTCTAGATTAGCATTTAAACGTGTTTCAGCTGCAGTAACGTTATCAGATACTACATTTATGTTAGCATTTAAACGTGTATAAGTTACAAAGTCGTTAGCAGCGCTATCAGGTAAAGCAGCTACATTGTCCTGAACTACGCCTAGATTAGCATTTAAACGTGTTTCAGCTGCAGTAACGTTATCAGATACTACATTTATGTTAGCGTTTAAACGTGTTTCAGCTGCAGTAACGTTATCAGATACTACATTTATGTTAGCGTTTAAACGTGTATAAGTTACAAAGTCGTTAGCAGCGCTATCAGGTAAAGCAGCTACATTGTCCTGAACTACGTCTAGATTAGCATTTAAACGTGTTTCAGCTGCAGTAACGTTATCAGATACTACATTTATGTTAGCGTTTAAACGTGTTTCAGCTGCAGTAACGTTATCAGATACTACATTTATGTTAGCGTTTAAACGTGT